GCTTCTTGTTCAGTGATAAAGCTCATGAATTATTCCTTTGGAATTAATGCTAAAAGTTCATCTTTTTTAGCACCTGCTTCAAATGCAATGCCTTTTTCAGTTAGTACAGCTCGAAGCTCATCTACTTTTAGACCAGCATAGTTAATTGGTTGTGGTTGAGTATCACTTGGTTTTTGGTCATCTTCAGGTGTTTGACCACCTTCACCTGATTCAAGTTCAGCAATACGTGCTTTCATTGCTTCGGTATCATTTTGAAAGGCAATAAATTCGCCCTTTACTGTTGCCAGTTGTTCTTCGAGTTCAGCAATTTTTGTTTCTGTCATTTGTTGTCTTTCCCGTGCACGGTTAAATGATGAAAGTCCCATATGTGGATCTCCAAAAAGATAAGGCGGTGTTACCCGCCTTTTTGTTATTTGATCTTGTGCTTGAATGCCACAATACGGATCTGTTTAGGATCGTAGACACGTTCCCAGTTTGCGGCTGTTGCTAGACCAGCATTATTAGGTGCAATACCTGTATCACCTGCCCACTTAATGCCACGAGGATGCAATACAAAGTGACGGCGGTTAATAAGAATATCTGTACCTGCTAGGCTGTCTCGGTCAGTCTCTACACCAACTGGTGCACCAATATCTTGGAAACCAATCGCACCTTGGCCAAACAAGAAAGAGGTAAATACATCACCATCCACTGGCATACCGTCATCGACAATCACACGGCGATCCATAAAAGTTTTGTAAAGCACCACACCATCAGCATCACGCACAGTTTCAATTAAACCTTGCTTGGCTAGTGCTGCCATTGTGAATGAGTGCATTGAAATCGCTGTTAATTTATCAACAGCATCTCCCAATTTATAAGATGCATCGATAAATGAATGACCATCAATTACGGCTGCTGCTCCAGTACCAGCCGAAATGTCATGGGTATTACCTGCCATGCTTGCAGACCCAAATACACCTTTAAGTGTATTTACGGTAAACCCCTGAAATTCACGAGCCCAGTAATCTGCTACAAGATCAGCAATCGCACCCAATGGGTCATCACCAGATAATGCTTTAGATAAATCATTTGCACCCCAAGCCTTACCACGGGCATGCAAAATAGCAATATCTTTACCAGCCGTGATGTTATTTACCCCAAGAGCTTTACCATCTGAAAGTACTTCGGACTCACCGCTTAAATCATTCCAGAAAGGAATATTTACTGTGGTACCGCCTTCTGTACCAAAAGCGACTTTTTCATCAAGCTCCCCAACAATGCCTGACTGCCATAATGCAGACTTCTCGGCAGTCTTATTTAATACGTACGGAGTAAATAACTCAGGTACGATTACATCAGCAATTTTTGTCTCAGCCATTAGGCTTTACTCCTTAAAGTTTAATACCGTGTTTTGCCGCTAGCTCTTTAGCTAGTTGCGGGTTTTCATTTCGTAATTGCGCCAATTTGGTCATATTTACCGAGCCATCTGCTTTGAGAATGTCTGGCTGACCTTTTGAATTGTTGCTACCAGGTGCGCCCATGCCATTAGGTTTAGGCCAGTAATACGGTTTTTGCTCGCGTAGAGATTCAACCCATTCTTTTGGGGTCATCGGTGTTTGGCCGTCTTTACCAATGACTACTTCCCCGTTTTCATCAACTGCCACAGCTTTGCCGTTTTCATCTAATGCAAACTTTGACTGAGCTAAAAAGGCGATATCAGGGGTCGCTTCTGGCAATGCTTCAAGTTCAATTGCAGCCTGCACAATTTGGCTTTGAATTACTGATTGCTTGAACTTTTGAGCATAAGCTTCGGCTTTATCGGCACGTTCTTTTTCGGCCTTCAGTAACTTTTCATGCTCTTCACGCATCTTCTCGGTGCGCTTCTGAATCACTTCGTTAACCTTGCCTTCTGCGATTAATTTGGCCTCTTCATCCTGGTCAATTTGAGCAAAGACTTTCTTAACAATTTCAGGATCAATTCCTTCAAATTGTTTCTGAAGTTTTTGAAGTTCCAACTTTGCATTCTTAGCAGCATCTCGCTCGCTTTGAAGTGCAGATTTCAAACCTTTTGGATCTTCATAACCTTCTAAGTCGAGGCGAAACTTCCCGTTTTCCTCGACATATAAAGCTCGGTGTTCTTCTTTGATTGCATCAAGTGAATCAACAATAAATGGCAATGACATGTTCAAACCTCTCGTTTGATTGGGTAAAGACTTATCTCAAGGCATTAAAAAAGCGCCCCTAAGGACGCTAAATTTCGATTGAAAACTTAGTAATTTGTTGCAAATAAACGGTAGCCTTCTAGCTCCCAAAGTTTATTTTCAGCTGACTTTTCTGCATTTCCACGAGCCATACGCTCACCAATTTCAGCATCAAAGTTTTCAGCATTCACACATGCACTAAAACCCGTTGCTAGGAAAAACTTTCCATCTAAAAATGCATGGACAAAAGTAGATGTCGTGCCACCGGGGCGTTGCTCAACCGTATATGTAACACGCTCCATCAATGAATCAATTTGCGCTTTAGTTACTCGGGGTGCCACAGACTTTTCAGCTAACTCTTGCTCTGTTACTTCTTTGATCATTTTCTTCTCACAAAAAAAGCACCCGAAGGTGCTAAGGTTAAAAATTAAGTTCTAATTGATGAGTGCAATCGCTTTTAATCTTTCAAAAGTAAAACCATAAATTGCCATGGCTCTTGAAATCTTAATTTGAAGAAATGGCACCAGAATTAATTTTGTGCTCAGAATATATTGAGCATCCGACATATTGATTTGCTTTTCAGACATTTGTAGTACCTTTCGCTACATTTGCTTTGTTTGAGTCGGCCTTGGTTCATCAGTCAGTAAGCGAACACCATGAGCACCATATGCTTCAAAAGTTACAGTAATTGTTGCAGGTCCATTTAAGGCATCAGAATTCATCTGTACTGCTCTTTGTCCAGCTAGTGGTTGTCCAGTTTCTTCATCACAAATAACCAGATAACCTTTCAAAGTAGGGTGACGCTTTAGCACTAAATGTCTTGACTCACTCATAAGCCCAACTCCTTAAAGGTTTGCTCATCCAACTTTCGAAGTTGGTCCAATGTATATAACCGCCCCTCTGGATCGAAGAACTTATCAAAATCAAATTTTCCTTCCTTATAGAGCTTGTAACGTTTCGGCCCCAACCATTCTCTTTGAAAGAAATCATCTGTCTTCTTGAAGAACTCTCTAAACGTAGTATTGGCATCTAGCTGCCCTATTAACTGGCTACGCTCTTCTTTCGGGATGTCTTTAACTCGACGTTCGTCCATAACAAATGGCCGTTCACCAACTAATTTCCCGTCTTTCTCTACAGGTACCAGAATACTTCGGCAATTAGGATGCAACGGCGGTACGCGCTTTGCCGGATCGTTAATCTCCCATACGGAACCATCAAGAGTTGCGCAAAGTTTTGAAGTTCTTCCGTCTAAAGTTGCTACCAGTCTTACGTATTCAAAGCCAATCTGGTTAAAGCTATTGAGATAAGCTTGATTGGCTACATGACTACGAACTGTTCTCACCGTACGGTCGATATCAGTCTTACTGCTACTTAGAAGCCCATCCTCATAATTAAGCCGCTTGGTGCCGCGAATGCGCTGAACTATTTCCTGATTTGTTTTACCTGAGTTGATACCATCCCGAATGGCATACTCAACTTTTTGGCGTGCAGTTTCAGCAATCTTAGAAAGCAGCTCATCAACCAGTGCTCCTCCCACCAACGGTACTTTTTTAGCTGCTGCATAAAGCTTTTCACCATTTGGCTTTTTGATCTTGCCGCCATATAGCTTCGCCGTATAATTGGCTTCATATACTGCCAAGGCAGTAGCAGAAACTGCGAAAGCTTCAGGTAATGCAGTATTTAGTCCTATAAACCACTGAGCAATCAGATCACGAATTTCTTTAAGATTAGTTGTAGTGTACTGTCCACTTGCTAGAGCCATCTTTTCAGAATCATTTAATTCATCAAGCAAATCCCGAAGCTTTGCCAACATTAATATTGACTCATCATTAAAGATTTTTAGTAGCTCATTAACAGATTGAGAAGACACCCGATATAA